TTCCAGCTTCTTATCTGCTGTCATAGCAGGAATGGGGCTGTCATCAGTAAAAATAAGACACTCAACATTACCACTATCGCCCAGTCCAACATAGGTATCCACCTCCAGTTCTAGTTTCATTTTAGATAGTCTCCATAGATTTTTAGAAAGTCCATTACTTCACGCTTTGCATCAGAGTCGAGCAAGTGGCCATAATCTTCAGGATGATTAAACTTGCTAATCAGTTTAACAGCAACCTTGATCTGTGCTGTCAGTTCCTCGTTAACCTCTTCAAGGTCTTTGATGCGCTCTTCTAGCTGTTCAAGAGCACTATAGTCCATAGTGTCGTAGTCAGCATCGTTCCAATAGTCATAAGAATATTCAGTCATTTCAAGCCTTTCAGTATTGATGATATAAAAGCAAAGCAACCTATCAGTAGTGCAGATGTCATAGTGCGGCCTCCGTTATCTCATTCATGCGGCCTGTGTGCTTATCGTAGAGAACGGCACAGGCTTTACCAGTCTCTCCACTGTATCGGTTCTTAATAACCCTGACCCTGGTCGTATTCCTCTCGATTGGGTCTTCATGCTGTGCTGACCTTTCTAATCCTAACACCATATCGGCTAGTTGTCCAATACTTGCTGAACCCCTTAATTGGGACAGACTAGTGGCTGCGCCTTCTTCATGACCTTTACCCTCTGGCCTGCGGAGATGGGACACCACAAACAAGGCCACGCCTGTTTCCTGCACAATCATTCGCAGCTTGGTCATAATCTCATCGATGGCTTTGCGCTCGTCTCCATGATCTTGCGCCGACACCACAATAGACACATGGTCTAGCAGAATGTACTTGCAGTCCAGTCCTTTGGCAAAGTATCGAACCCGATTGATGATGTTGTCGATTGCTGTAGAGCCAAAGCAGTCATAAAAGAAAAGCCTATCAGAGCCGAGGGTCTTATCAAAGGCTTCTTTCTTAGCCGATTCTGTTGCCTCAGTCTCTGCCAAGTGTAATGGCTTATTGATCGCTAGCGACATCAGAGACAAGGCAGTCCGCTTAACCGACTCTTCCAAGAACATAATGCCGATATTGTCCTTAGTCTCACACAGCAACTGCCAGATTACTTCCCTGATAAACTGAGACTTACCAAGGCCAGAGCCAGCAGTAACCACCACCATTTCCTGTTGCCTGATACCGCCTGTCATGCCATTGAGGCCAGCATAGGGATAGTGTGCCTGTGCCTTGGGCAAGGGCTGCATAACCAACTCGAACAATTCAGAGCCAGCAACGATACCATCGGGCACATAAGTCTCTGCTGCCCACCATGCCTTAACGAAATCCGCAGATTTGTTTTCCTTCAGATAATCGCAGGCATCTTTATAGGGCTTAGACATTTTCATTATCTTGACCTTAGAACCAAACAGATCAGCAACGGCTAGAGCCGCCTCTTGACCAGGTTCATCAGCATCAAAGGCAAGCACCACAGTCTCGAAGCTGTCGATGTACTCAAACTGTGCTTGGCAGTCCTTCACAGCCGACTGTGCCCCGTTCTTGATACTAACCACAGGATAAAGAGAGCCTGTCATCTGAAAAGCAGCTAGAGCATCTAACTCGCCCTCACAGATAGTCAGATACTTGCCACCGGCAGGGTACCGATTCTGACCGAACAAGGTAGCCTCTTTAATGTTGCCTTGAGACCTGAATTGCTTGTCAGCCACTGATCTGACCTTGAAAGCCACCTCAGTGCCCCTATCATCACAGTAGGGATAATAATGTTCTGTCCCTGATTGTCTAACACCATACGCTTCACAAGTGGCTTTAGTGATACCTCGCTCAGGTATGCTTAGGAATTGACCGCTAATGCCCTTTAGAGGCTCTACAACGGGTTTCTGAGTCATAGGTAGTACCTTACCCCTTCCTGGGTCAGAGAAGCCCTCTGAGAGCGTTTTAGAGGCTTTGTGGCACACAAAACAATAAGTGCTGTCATCTGAATAGACTGCCCTACCGTCTGAAGAGCCACAATCAGGGCACTCAGTGTGCCTAACGAACCTGTTTTTAGACTGTATTTGCATTGATCCTAATCCTCTCTTGAGCCAATTGATCCAATATTGCCAAGAGGGCAACACAAGAGCCAGATTCTGGCTTAGTGCGCTTCAGGGCTTCGTAGACATCATTAAGCAAAGTCTCAATGTCAGTAGAGCCATGCGCCAATAGGTCAACACAATCAGAAACACAAAACCAATAAATTCTTTCTAGATCATCATTTTCCATTGAGTGCTACCTTTCTTAATAGTTACCTATATAGTTAAAGAATTAAAATCTTTATTAAAGTCTTTTTCAATATAGACTATTTAATCAATATAGTCTTTAATAGCAAGAATCGTGCCAAGTGCTATCGGGACTGCCAAGGGTCGTCGTTACCATCGTCAAAACCATCAATGCCCGCTAAGGGGTCTAAATCGCTCTCAGTGCCTTCCTCGACTTCGTCCATCTCAGACATCAAACTGACATTGCCAACGGCACAGAGGTCGGTTTTAATCGATTTTAGGCACTGTTTGCACATATTGAGATAGTCCATAGTGTGAAGTGACCGAATAGTGGTCTCATAATCTGTCAATGCTTCGTTACAGGATCGGCACCTCATCGCAGCCCCCCTTTGTGCATAGCTGGCTTTTGAGGTATACCATAAAACCGTTTCACCTGCTTATGGATTCGTAGGTATTTCTTGACCTGCTTTTTCGTTACAGGTTCAAGGCCTATGATATCGGTTCGTTTCTTTAACCTTGTAAGCATAGTAATTCCCTCTCTTGCTCTAGCTTGATTCGCTTCTCGTTCTCGGCCTTCACCACATAGTAGGCGAATTCAATCAAATCGTCTTCATCGCCTGACCAATCCCCAAAGTCGCTGTAATCTAGGCGATCATCTAGGATCTCTACCACCTCTTCATTAGTCAATAGCATAGTGCTTGCTCCCTTTCTTGGATAAAATTAGATACCTTCGATTCTAACACAGCGTTATGTACAGAGGCAACAGCAAAAGCATCAAAGCCACCGATGTGCCACCTATAAGGCTCTAATGGGACATGGTCTAGTTTCCAATCGTAAACGGTAGCGACTGAGCCGTCTTCAAACTCAATGAACCATTCTGCATTCGTTTTATCGCCGACAAATATGGTAGGCGCTCCAAAGGCCTTACAAAGGTCATCGTAGGTTGTCGTTATGTAGCCTTTCAAGCTGGTGCCGTTGATGCTCTCTGCTCTGCATTGTTTATGTCTCATTAATAATCCTCCCCCAGATCCTCTGAAATGTAAGCCATAGCCGAACACAGATCCGACCATTGATCGTCGTTGGCCTTATCCCCTTCGGGTATACCGTAGGCCCTATAAAAGTGTAAAGCACTCCATATTAGGTCTAATTGCGACCTTGTATCGTTAGCAGTCATTTTATGCCCCTATTCTGCCCACATGGCATTTTTGATTTGATAGTCTGACGGTTCATTAATAGCCCACCATTCGAGATAGCCGTATTTCGGGTTTCGTTTGGCTATGTCATATAAAACCACATTAGCATGAGGCGATTTAAATTTCACAATTTGCCCTTCAAATTCAGGCTTTGAATGTGCATTTGTTCCAGTATCCATTTTCAATGCTCCTATAAGTTTAATCAAGGTCCCATGGCCGGAACACAAGCACTATTGCGACAATCCCCAATAGTAAAGCTGCAAGGCTAGCTGCTAATTCTAACGTCATGATATAACCCCTATTTTAAGGCCAATATTAGCCCCATAGTGCCCCTGCTATAGAGACACTATAGGATAATACTGGATCAGTCTAACCTATCGCCTGCAGTGGCCTGAATCCCATTCTCTCGCAATACTTTAGCATAGGCCCCGGCAAAAGCAGCTTTGCGGTCCACAGATTGTCCGAAGACACCGACCCAATACGTCACACCACCACCGTACATGGGACGCATAAGGCCTTGTTTTTTAGCCCATATCGCAAAAGAGGAATTGGCAGGCCGTACAGTGACCCAGGCGAATCCGCAGGCCCCATCGTCGATTCTATCAATCGGTATTCCATTCTCGAGTACGTGCATGGGAATAGGCATTGCATTTTTGCCGGCCTCAATACCGGCCCAATAAGCTTTTTCTACAATGTCCTGAAAAGCTTGATAACGTGACATTCTAATGGCCTTTTCGGCCCTAATCTTTTCCCTGAGTGTAGCATATTCCATGGTAAACCCTTTCAAAGTTAAAGTTAAGCTGCAAGTTTAATCGGAAAAACTTTTTTAGCTGGATCAATGACAAAGCCAGTGCCGTCCTTTTTGGCTTGGCCTTTTGCATATAGGGCCACAATAACCCCTTTGGGGTCAATATGTCGAATGTCTGTGTTATCGCCGTCGACACACTCTAACCCCATAAACTTAGCAGGTATGTCCGATTTTTTGCGGAATACTGCAGCAATCCGCATACCTGCAGCAATGGCCTTTTCGACATACGGCCTAAACTCTAAAACCCCGGAATATGAGAATGTCAGGTCGTAATTAGCTGGAATGTCTCTACGGTTAACTAGTTTAGTATAATCGTAGAATTGCACGTTAGGGAATAAGGCCATAACGTTAGGATATGTCACGCCATTATGGGTCACTGGAACCGATTCCCAGCGGATATCACTGGTACCGTTTAGCCGTACTAATGGAACCATATTCTTTTTTGCTGCACGTTTAACTAATCGATTGATGTCTTTTACAATGATCGACATAAATTCTGTCCGATTCTCAAAAAAGCTTTTTGCACGTTTAATTCTAGCGACCTGCACCGAAGACATTGCGCCCCGGCCTGCAGTGTACAGGCAAGCTTTATCACACTGCGCAGTTTTCGCCATTGGACACACTTGATGTCCTGATATGTCGACCGGCGCTAAGTATAGAATGCCCGTCATAAAGCCATATTTTTGACCCTTAACTGTCTTAGCATTAGAGTCGACGGTTAGTAGTGATTTTTGCATGATGTGCCCTTTTAAGTGATTGATAAAATTGTACTTATAAAACGTGTCCTTATACCTATATACGTGAGAGAATCATACCTGAAAAAGTATAGGGTTACTTAAGTACTTGATTCTATTAAGTTATTGCACCGCATCATAGGCATTAGAGAAAACCCTTAGAGACAGCCACAAGCCATTCTAGAGAAATGCACCAATGTTGTGCTGCAACATGGCATGGTTCTTGCCCTGGATCTGGGATGCCCTAATGTGGTGCAACACAGCCCCATATACTGCACAGCAACATAGACCTGGCATGATTCTTGCATAGCAAACACTGTGCCATGCTGCATAGCAACATAGCTGCATAGTAAGCACTAACTAACATGACAGGGGGGGTGGGGTAGTGGCAATGAAGATAATATTGTTGAACCCGCTTAGATACAAGAAAAGCAGAATTAGCAAGAAAGGAGGATACAAAAAAGAGCAAAATAGACCTTTATTGCTTATAAGAAAAAGAGCATAAGAATCAATTACTTATCTATTTTCTTGCATAGGCTAAACAGGACTATGAAATCAGTGCTGGAATCTGTGCATTGCGAAGGCCTGAGCAGGCACTGAAGAGCCAGCATCGAGGCAATAAAAAAAGGACTTGACAAAACAGCAAAAATGTGCTATAGTCCTCTATATTGATAGC